GCCCACGGTGGAAGCGTCTCGACGAGCTGACCGATGCACAACGCGCGGCGATCGCCAGCATCCAGCTATCCACTCCCAAGCCACGCAAGAGTGAGGATGATTCGCTTCCTGTCCCACCTATCATTGTCGGATACACGCTTTATCCCAAGCCAGACGCTCTAGCTGCGCTGGCGCGCTTCGCTGGCATGAACAAAGACACGGTTCGCCACGATCACGCGCATACCGTGCGTGGGAAGGTTAAAGGTCTGTTCCAGTTCGTCGCGGGCAACGCTCCGACCTCAGAGACCGTGGCGCGGCTGCGCGCCCGACATGGGAACGCCGGTGCGCGGGTGATCGAGCATGATAGTGGAGTGGCAGAGGCCGATCAGCGCACGGTGCGGAGATTGCGCGGAGTGTGAGCGCGTACATTGCAAGGTGTGCAAGGCGCCATAGGCACGCTGGCACTCGGAAGGACCGGCCCCGGCATCCGGGTATGCCGCAAGCCGCCCCGACCGGGAGTCATAGAATCAATATCCCACCCCCTCCCGGCGTATTATTTTTTTTTCCTTTTTGGTGTAGAGTGCGGTTTCCTTGGTTTAGCCCGAATCTGGGGTACTGCGCATGAGCCTTCGACTGCTGGAACGCCTCCCGCCGAGATCCAGCGGTTATGACTACCGGGACTATCTGAAGCGGGTGGTGCTCGAGTTCCGTGGCGACGACTCTTTGCCGTCGATTCAGCTGGCGGACTGGTGTGAGCGCAAGTTACCGCCTGGCACCTACCTGGTGCGGTGGCGGCATGAGGACGAGAATTTCGAGATTTACACGGGTGGCGAGAGTGGTGGGGCGCTGATTGCAACCTGGCCGGACCCGGGGGTGATGGGTGCGCCGAAGGCTGTGCCGGTAGAGCACCGCCACGACCAGCCCGAGCGGGTGCCGGACGAGGGGGTGATGGTAGTGGATCTGGATCCGCCGCGTGGTGGGGTGCAGGTGGAGCGTTCGGCGGTGATTGCGGCGCTGGATGTGCCCGGGGGGCCGCTGTCGTGAACGCCCCCCAGCGTACCGACACGGCTTTGCCGCCAGAAAACGCCAACTTCGACACCGCCCTGGTGGTGTGGACCTGCATCCAGTGCAAGTCGTCGTCGTGGAAGATCAGGACCAACGGCTGGATCTACTGCGCTGGCTGCGGCCTGGATTCGCACATGGTGGTGGCGCCGCGGCCGCCCGCGATCGTGCTGCCAGAAGGTGAAGGTCGCTGCGAATGCCAATGACCGACACCGTGATCGAGTACGTGATAAGCGACATCTGCCCCAGCCGGATCCCGCGCCAGGGCGAGGCCTCAGCACAGTGTCCCGTGTGCCGCGGCACCGGCCGGACGCCTTGCGGGAGCAACGATTGCTCGCCCTGCCCATGCTGCCTCGGTACTGGCCGGGTGCCGGCTTGATCTACGACATCTTCACCGCCGAGTCGATCGCCGCCCACATGCCCGGTGCGGTAACTTGTGTGCGCTGCAAAATGCTGTACCAGCCGCGCGTGCTGGTCATTGACAAGCCGCCGCGCAGCATCCGCGACGACTGCCCGTTTTGCGAGATCTTTGCCAACGGCAGCAGCATCGACCTGCAACCGATGCGCCCGCTGCCGTGACCACCGTCGCCCTCGAACCAGCAGCTGACGGGCCCACGCTGTGCCCGACCTGTCTGGGCATCGGTGAGGTCGATACCCTCGAACGAGATCCCGCCAACCCGTACGGCTACCTCAAGCGCACCCTGCCCTGTCGCACCTGCGGCGGGGTCGGCAGCCTGGCGCCGGCCTCTGCCAAATGAACGACGTCGCCCGCATCGAGGTCGACGACTTCAAGCATGAGGCGCCGCTGGCCGGACGCTACCTGTCGGACCCGGAGCAGTGGCAGGACCAGCTGTGGCGCCTGCACAACCTGTATTACATCGTCGACAAGGAGGGCAAACGCCGGCTGTTCAAGCCGAATTGGGCCCAGGTCGACCTGCTGGAGAACATGTGGTTCCTGAACGTCATCCTGAAAGCCCGCCAGCTCGGTTTCACCACCTTCATCGACCTGCTGCTGCTCGATAACTGCCTGTGGCAGCCCAACAAGCGCGCCGGCATCATCTGCCACGCCCTGCCGGACGCCGCGGTGATCTTCCGCGACAAGGTCAAGTACCCGTTCGACAACCTGCCCGAGCAGATCAAGGAAGAAGCCAACCCCAAGCAGGACTCCGCCAACGAACTGCTGTTCGCCAACAACAGCTCGATCCGGGTCGGCACGTCGATGCGCTCCGGCACCTTCCAGTACCTGCATATTTCCGAGTACGGCAAGCTCTGCGCGCGCACCCCGGACAAGGCGCGCGAGGTCAAAACCGGCGCGCTCAACACCGTGCAGGCTGGACAGCTGGTATTCATCGAGTCCACCGCCGAAGGCCGCGCCGGGCACTTCTACGACATCTGCAAGCGCTCGGAACTGGCCAGGCTGACCAACAAGGACCTGACCGCACTCGACTACAAGTTCCACTTCTACCCGTGGTGGCAGCACCCAGACTACCAGCTGGCGGTCGACGGCGACCTGATCCTGACCACCGAACTCGCCGAGTACTTCGACGACCTCGAAGCCAAGCACGGCATCGTGCTCTCGGACGCGCGCAAGTTCTGGTACATGAAAAAGGAACTGGATCAGGGCGACGACATGGGACGCGAGTACCCGTCGACTGCGACTGAGGCGTTCCAGCAGTCGGTGGAGGGCGCGTTTTACCGCAAGGAAATGATCCGGGTGCGCAAAGAGCGCCGGATCCGCTTCGTCCCGCACATCAAGAACGTGCAGGTCAATACTTGGTGGGATCTCGGCTTCAACGACGACAACGCGATCTGGTTCCACCAGAATATCGGCACCGAGCATCGCTTTATCGACTACATTCAGGAAAACGGCGAGTCCGACAGCTACTACGTCAAGGAACTGCAGAAGCGACCCTATGTGTACGGCATCCACTACCTGCCGTTCGACGCCGACCAGCACCAGAAGGACGGGCGTACCGCCTACGACAACTACCGCATCCTGCTACGCGGCATGGGGCGGGTGACGACGGTCGGCAAGGTTGCGGAAAACCGCCTCGGCGTCAGTGCGGTGCGCGCGATCCTGCATCAATGCTTCTTCGACGAAGCCAAATGCGATCGCGGGATCGCCGCACTCGAGCAGTTCAAGAAGCAGTGGGACGAAAAGAACGGCGTATTCAAGGACGACTACGTGCACGACGAGTCATCGCACGGCGCCAAGGCCTTCGAGGGCTTCGCCCGCACCTTCGAGGCGGTGCCGCGCGCCACCCAGACCTCCGGCGTGCGCCGGCAACGCGGCTGGCGCTCGCGCCGCGGCCGCCTCAATCACATGGTCGTGTGACCATGCAAAGCGAGCTGCCATGCTGATCCTCGATCGCGGCGTAACTTACGAGTCGATCGGTCGTCTGACCGCCACCATCGACCGCAACAAGAAGATCGTCACCCTGAGATCGCGGGACGGCACCGCACTGGTCGATTCCGAAGTGGCGATGATGAAGAAATATCTGCGTTACCATCACCCGGAGATCATCAACAAGGCTGGCGTCCTGACCGGCTGGTCGATCACCGGCGAACTCGACATAGGACTCTAGGAGAGCAACATGCGCTTTACGAAATCACTGGCATTGGTACTACTGACGGCGCTGTGCGCCGCCCTGCCCGCGCTGGCCCAAGTCTTGCCGGTGCTGACGTTCACCGCGCAGACCGTTACCGGCAACGGCTCGGTGACTCCAATCTTTACCTGGAGTACGCAACCAGCGGCGACCAGCTGCACGGCATCTGGATCCTCGGCATGGGCCGGGGCGAAGGCGGCGGCTGGCACGCAGACGCTCGCGCCGATCACTTCGAGCAAAACTTACAACCTGACGTGCGACTGGCCGGGAGACACATCCGCGAGACTGACGTGGGTGGCGCCGACCATGAACACTAACAACACCCCATACACCGATCCGGGCGGATACAAAATCTATTACGGGACCGCGGCGGCGAGCCTAAACCAGCCACCGATCACCATTTCCAATCCGGCGACCCTCAGCCACACGATTACTGCGCTGGCAGCGGGGCAGTGGTTTTTCGCCATGACGGCATTCAACCTGCTCAACGTCGAGTCGGCACGCACCAACACGGTGAGCAAAACGATAGCGATTGCCACGTCCGTTCAACGCAGCGTGGGCATCACCGTCAATCCGATGCCGCTGCCGCCCGCCAACATTGTTATCAATTAACCGACAGGCCGATGCAAGCCGTGGGATCCAAGCGCGCATCACCACCGCGTCCAGTCAAGCTACTAAGTGTCAGCGACCGCAATCAGATCTGGCCGCTGCGGATCTTGCGTCTCGCTGACTTACGACAGTACTACGAGGACACAGGCTGGTGCAGGGAAGTCGACTTCTCGAGCTGCCCGCTCGCCAAGCACTACTACGGCGTGCGTCGCAAACTACACCGCATGCCGGGTAGCGTCCTGACCACTGGTGAGACGATGAGCCACAACCTCAAAACACTCGGCGCGGCTGGGCGAAGACGCCTGTGCGCGCATCTACACACCGAAACGACCATTGCCAAACGCCGCAAACCGCGCCTGCGGGTCGTGTGACATGGGTCACATTTCCAACAAAATCGTGCAGAACCGAATGTTTTCGTGTTGAATCCCTGCAACTGATTGCAGCGGGAGCTCGCGATATGGGTTGCGGGTGCGCCAAGCGCCGCGAGCTGATGCGACAACAGGCCGCGTTGGCCGGTGTTTCCATACACAAGGCCATCGCGACTGGCAGGCAGTATTTCGCCCATGCACTTGCGGCACATCCTCGTAACTCTGCGGCGCAGCCGCCACCGCTGTTGAAGCGTGAGCCGAAGCCGTGAGTGTCGACCGCACCATCGTCCGCGAGAAAACCTACGGCGATTTCCTGATCCGCTTCGCCTACGTCAACACCACGCCGCATGAAATTGGCTCGACCCACGATGCCTGCATCATGCTCTGCCGACCCGAACGCTTCGGGGTGCGCAACGCAGCCATCATCCTCGACAACGCCATCCACAAGTACGTCAAGGACAGCGCCGGCGGCGGACCCAGCCAGTACTGCTGCGATCAGGCCGCGTTATTCGCCGAAATGCTTGGCCTGACGCCAGATCGGCGCACGATATTCCGCATTTGTGAGGCAATCATCGACAGCGTCGAAGGGCTCTACGCGATGCCGCCGTACAACGAGCCCAACAAGGTCATCGGCGAGGTCGAAGCCAACTTCGGCGGGCAGCGCATCATCTCAGAGCTCTATCAATGAGCGTGACATTCGAGAATGTCCAGCAGTCGGCCAACATCTTTCCGCTGGATACCCGCTATGGCGATCGCACCCAACAGCAATCCCGCGCCAACCCGCTCGATAGCGTAGAGGCGGTCGCCCGACTCCGCATCCTGCAGGACTGGTGGACCGAAACCCGGCACCACCACACCTACAACCGCTACGAACAGGCGGTCGATGAGGATTTCTACGACGGGATGCAGTGGCGCGACGATGACGTCGAGGTTCTGGCCGAGCGCGGCCAGGCGGCGTCGACCTTCAACGTCGTCGCCCAGCACATCAACTGGATCCTCGGCACCGAGCGCCGCACCCGGGTCGACTTCCGGGTGCTGTCGCGCGACGGCCAGGACGAGAAGGGCGCCCGCAACAAGACCGCGGTGCTCAAGTACCTGACCGACGTCAACAAGGGCGCTTTTGCGCGCTCCGCCGCGTTCGCCGACGCGGTCAAGGTCGGGGTTGGCTGGCTCGAGGACGGCGCCCGCAGCGATCCGTTCGATGAGCCGATTTTCAGTCGCCGCGAAAGCTGGCGGAATATCTGGTGGGACGCGCTCTCGGTCGAGCCCGACTTGTCGGACGCCCGCTACCTGTTCCGGGTGCGCTGGACCGACACCGACATCGCCAAGGCCATGTTCCCGAAGCGCGTCGAGGCGGTAATTCACAGCGCGCGCAGCGACGACTTGCTGCACTTCGAGGACGACAGCGAAATGATGGGCTACACCGGCCTTTACGGCCAGCCCATGTCCGATCGCAATACGCTGGCGACCGGCACATCGTTCATGGACTCCACCTTCAACATCGGCACGCGCAGGATGCGCAACAAGCTGATCGAGTGCTGGTATCGGATACCCGTCAAGGTCCAGGTAATGCGCCCGCAGCCGATGGCGATCCTCGATCAGGGTTTCCAAGACGATCTGATCGGGCTGTCCGGCACCGAATACGACGCCAGCAACCCAGCCATGGCCGAGCTGGTGCAGTCGAACATCTGCAGCGTATTTGACGCGGTACGCATGAAGGTGCGCTGCGCGATCTGGTCGGGCAATTACCTGCTGCAGGACGTGCAGAGCTGCTATCGCCACGACCGCTTCCCGTTCACGCCGATCTGGGCCTACCGCCGCGGCCGCGACAACCTGCCGTACGGCCCGATCCGCAACATGCGCGACCCGCAGGAAGACCTGAACAAGCGGCGCAGCAAGGCCCTGTTCCTGATCTCGGTCAATCAGCTGCTGGCCGACGACGACGCCTTCGAGGATTGGGACGAGGCCGCCGACGAGGTCAGCCGGCCGGATGGCGTGCTCAAGAAGAAGCGCGGCTCGGACGTCGAGATCATCCGCAACATCGAGCTCGCGAAGGAGCACGTCGACCTGATGCAGCAGGACATGAGCTTCCTGCAGTCGGCGTCGGGTGTCACCGAGGAAAACCGCGGCGAGGTCACGAACACGAATTCCGGCGCAGCGATCGACAAGCGCCAGACGCAGGGCAGCGTCGTCACGGCCATGCTGTTCGATAACCTGCGCCACTCCATCCAGTTGCAGGGCGAGACCCAGCTATCACTGGTCGAACAGTTCATGGCTGAGCCCAAGATCATCCGGCTCACCGACCGGCGCGGAATGCCGCAGTACACCAAGATCAACTATCCGAACGTCAACGAGAACGGCTATCTCGACATCGAGAACCCGATCACGTCGGGAACCGGCGAGTTCATAGTCGATGCCCAGGCTTTCAAGGAGAGCCAGCGCGCCGCCATGTTCGATCAGGGCATGACCGCCCTGCAGGGCCTCGACAAGCAGCACCAGATCGCGCTGCTCGACCTCGTCTACGAGAACTCGGACGTGCCCAACAAGGACGAGTGGGTACGCCGGATCCGCCGCATCAACAAGGAAATCGACCCGGATGCACCTGATCGCGACCAGCAGGAGGCCGCCCGCAACGCGCAGGACGCCGCCACCGCCGATCGCCAGGCCCGCCTCATCGAGTCCGACATCGCCCTCAAGACGTCGACCGCCGACAAGGCCGGCTCGCAGGCGACCACCGCGCGCGGCGACACGATGATGCGCGCCGCCGAGATCATGGCGCTGTTGGCCGCAGATCCCGCCCTCGCCCGCGCCGTCGACATCCTGACCGACGCCTTCCAGCAGCCGAATAACCCGGCGCTGCCCGAGGCCAGTCTCGCCGTAGCAGCCGGCCCGACCGAGCCGGTCGCCACGCCGGGCGGCGCCAACGCACCGAAAGCCAAGCAACCCACCCCGGGCTCGGCGACCGCAAATGCCAAGTCGAGCCCATCACCGTAACTTCGCATGAGTGAAGGAGATCCCCGTGAGTAAACCGAACGAACGTGAACTGGCGAGCCTGTCCGATGCCGAGCGCGCTGCGCTCGCCGAGCCGGAAGGTGAAGATGAGGGCGGCGACGACGAAAGCGGCGTCACCGACATCCCGGTCGCTGGCGTGCCAGGCGAGAAACCGCCAGCGCAGGCCGCAGATCCAGCCCCGGCAGCCGCAGCAGCAGCAGCTCCGGCTGCCGCAGCAGCGGCCCCGGCCCCGGCAGCGCCAGAAGAAATCGTGCCGCCGCTGCGCCTGCCCGAAATCTCTGTGCGCGCTACGGTGCCAGCAGATCTCGAAGCGCAATTCGCCAAGCTCGACACCGACCAGGCGGCACTCGACAGGAAGCTCGACGAGGGAGACTTGGAGTCCAAGGACTACGCGCGCGAAAGCCGTAAACTCGCGGACCAGCGCCAAGAGCTGCGCGACATCAGAACCGAGGTTGATACCGTCACGCGCACCAATGTGGCGACGCGAACCGCGCACTGGAACGCTGCGCAGGCCACGTTCTTCGACCGCCGGGCAGAGTTCAAGACGCCGATCATGATGGGCGCGCTCGATGCGGCGTTGCGTGATCTCTACGCCAATCAGAAGTATGCGGGCGCCGACTACAACTGGCTGCTCGCCAAGGCCGCCGCGGAAGTCGACAAAGCGATGGGCAAATCCGAGGCCGCACCAGCGCCACCCGCTGCCACCCCCGGCGCCAAGCAGGCAACGCCGGCCGTCGATAAGGCCAAGGCGGCGCTTGCGCGTGCGGACGCCGATCGCAAGGTGTTGCCTACCACCTTGGGCGGTCTGCCGGCGGCCGACGCCGAGCAGCCGGGGTCGAGCGGCGGCGAGTTCTCGCATCTGGACAACCTGTCCGGCATGGAGCTCGAGGAAGCCATCGCGAAGATGCCTCGGGAAGCGGCTGATCGCTATCTAAGCGCCTGAAATGGCGCTTTTTCTCACCGTCAGGATGGATCAGTCGGTCTTCGTGGAAGTGCCATCTGACTGCGTTCCAGCAGGCCCCAACACGCCCGGCCGGCTGATCCAGATGATCCTGCGTGAGAAGCGCGGCCGGACGGCGCGCATCGAGATCGTGGCACCGAAGGACGTATATGTGGACGTCCGCCCCCGGAATGGAGTAAAAGGTGCATCGAACAAGACATAAACCCGGTCGCATGAGTGACTTGTCCTATCTAGGAGATAGACACTCATGTCACGGACTATCGTTGGTCTAAATGACCCCAAGGCCGTAAAGCGGTATTCCGCGTTCCTCGCGGTCGACACCGCCCGGGTCTCGTACTTCAACCGGAAATTCACTGGCGTCGGCGCCGACTCTGGAATGCCGATCCAGATGCTTCCGCAACTCGAGAACGACGCCGGTGAGCAGATCACCTACGACCTCTCGATGCAGCTCCGTCAGCAGCCTGTCGAAGGCGATGACAAGCAGGAAGGCACCGAGGAAGCCCTCAAGTTCTACACCGACAGCATCTACATCGACCAGATGCGCGGCGGCGTGAACACCGGCGGGCGCATGACACGCAAGCGCACGCTGCACAACCTGCGCAAGATCGCGAAGAAGCGGCAGTCCGAGTGGTGGGGCCGCGTGTTCGACGAACTCTGGTTCATGTACCTCTCAGGCGGGCGCGGCACGCGCACCGACTTCATCTTCCCGACCAGCTACACCGGCTTTGCCAACAACGCATTTGCGGCGCCCGACGCCGAGCACATCCTGTATGCCGGCGCGGCGACCTCGTTCGCCTCGATCGTTGCTGGCGACAAGCTGTCGCTGGGCACGATCGACAAGCTGGTGGTGCGCGCCGAAATGATGGGCGGCGGCAGCCAGGGCACCCCGCAGATCCAGCCGATCATGATCGACGGCGAGGAACACTACTGTCTGCTGATGAACCCGTATCAGGAATATGACCTGAGAACCAGCGCGTCGGCCGGGCAGTGGCTCGACATCCAGAAGGCGGCGGCGGCGGCCGAGGGTCGGAGCAACCCGATCTTCAAGGGCGGGCTCGGCATGTACAACAGCGTGGTGTTGCACAAGCACAAGGGCTGCATCATCTACAACAACGCCGGCTCCGGCGCTGTCGAGGCGGCATCAGCCCTGTTCCTGGGTGCGCAGGCCGGCGAATGCGCGTTCGGATCACCCGGCACGGGCCTGCGGTTCGACTGGCATGAGGAAACCCGCGACAACGGCAACGAGGTCGTGATCTCGACGAGCTCGATCTTCGGCTGCAAGAAGACGCGGTTCACGATCGAGGGCACCGCCAAGGACTTCGGCATCATCCGTGTCGATTCGGCAGCGGCCAACCCAGCGCCGTAAACGGCAATCCACCAACAGTCTGACTCAGGAGAATTGCTCACATGGCTGCGAATAATCGTAAACACCCGCTCGGCGACGTTGGTGGGTTCTCCCACAGCGCCCCGGGGTCCAATGAGGTCACGTGCCTGCGCGCAAGAATTACCGTTGCCGCAGACCACGAACTGAATGACACCTTCGACCTGCTCAAGCTCCCAGCTGAGCACAAGATCGTCGATGCCACGCTCGTCGTGTACAACGCCCTCGCCGCGAGCGCGCTGGTACTCGACGTCGGCGTCATCGACACGGTGCAGGATCCCTCGGACACGACCGACGTGGATGCCATCTTCGATGGCGAGACGATCGGCGTTGCTGGCGGGGTCGCGCGTGTCAGTCTCTCAAAGGCCCTCAACGTGGCAATCCGCCCGTACGATCGCGTGGTCCGCCTGCTGATGCAGGTCGGCGGCGTGACGCCGGCCGGTGGAGACATCGAGCTGTTCTTGTACGTCAGCCCGAAGCAGGCGAACGGCAATGACCTTGCGAAGGCCATGGCGACCTAGCAGGCGAGCGTTGCGACAGACGACTGTTGGTGTATCGCCAGGGCCCGTCTCGCTGAGGGGCGGGCCCTAGCTTTGTTGGAGAAGTGGCCATGCTTATCGAGTCACGTCTCCGCAGGTTTCGTCGGAAACCAGACGTGGAGCGTAACATTGGATGCAAGGTCGACCTGTTCGGTGAGACCTACTTTTTCCATGCCCGCCCCGAACTGACCAACGGCAACACCGCCCATGTCTGCCAGGTCACGGAACGGTGCGCCATCGACCGGCTGCTGGCCATGCCCGAGCATTTCAATCAGTACGGCAAGCCGCCGCTGAGCAACGACGCGCTGGTCGAGATCGTCGAACGCCGCCGGTTCCCGGCTCTGACCGACCGCGACATCCATGAGACGTGGATCGACGAGGTCCTGGCTCAGCCGTCCGCCGTGTTCTCGAACGAACTGCAGTTTCACGACCAGCAGACCTCCGGTAGCTGCTGATGCCAGAAATCCTCACCGCGCCGCCGTGGAAACTCGAGCAGATCGTGCAGGCTGCCCGCGAGCAGCTTGACGACCTGCCGGGCGACGTCGTCGATGAGGCCGCCGAGTCCTGGCAGTCGAATGATGAAGGCCTGCTCTGGTCGAATGCCGAGCTCGCCCGTTGGGCCGACGAGGCGCAGCAGCAGTTCACCAAGCGCCGGCCGATCAACGACAACGCGACCGCCGCGGTCTGCCAGATCGCCGTGGTCGCTGACACGCCGACCTATGCCTACCACTCCGCGATCCTGCAGATCGAGGACGCCTACATCATCGAGACCGCGGCGACGACCCATCGCCCGCTGGTCAAGCTCACCCATGCCGAGTTGCGCGAGCAGCGGCCAATCTGGCGCTCGGATACGTCCGGTACGCCGGAGTTCTACATCGAGGATCTGACCGAGCGCGCCGTCACGCTGTACCGGACCCCAGACCTTGCCGGCATCATGTACCTGACCGTGAAGCGTACCGCGCTGCAGCGGCTCAGCTGGAACGTGCCGAACACGCTGCTAGAAGTCCCTGCCGAGCACCAGTACGACCTGCTCGACTGGATCTTCCACCGTGCGTTCTCGAAAGACGACATCGAGACCAAGGATGAGCGGCGCTCGGAAAAGCACCTGGCCGCCTTCAACGCCTCGATCGGCGTGCTGCCATCCGCTGCGCGCCGCCAGTTGCTTCGTGAGGAACGTAACACCTACCGGCGCACGCGCCCGGTGTTCTTCTGACCGTGATGGCACTGACATGAGCCTCTTATTCTCTGACAGCTTCGACCACTACGCCACGGCTGACATCCTGCTGAAGTATTCGACGCATTCCGGTGGCGCATCGCAATCGATCTCTGCAGGGACCGGGCGCAGAGGCACAGCTTCGTGGCGTGTGTCCGCGACAAATCGATCGCTCGGACGCACTGTCACTGCTGGCGCGACGAAGATCATCGGCTTCTCGTTTCAGTGCGGCGGACTCCCAGCAGCCACGGCCACCATCGCCGCGCTCATGGAAGGAGCCACGGACCACATCACGCTCCGCATCGGTACGGGTGGCGCGCTGATCGTCGCGCGCAATACCACTCAGCTAGGAATTTCCGCAGCTGGTGTGATCGGAGCAGGAACTACAAACTACATCGAGTTGAAGGGTAAGGTCGACAACACCACCGGCACGACCGAGGTCCACCTGAACGGCGCGGCGGTGAGTGGGCTCACGCTGACAGGCCAGGACACGCAGAACGCTGGCACCGCGACGTGCAACAACGTCGAGCTTCGCGGCTACGCCTCGCAGATTCTCGACTACGATGATTTCTATATCTGCGACGACTCCGGCGGGGCGCCATGTAACGACTTCCTCGGCGATGTCCGCGTCGACTGGTCTGCGACTGACGGCAACGGCGCGATCAACCAGTACGCGCGGTCCAGTGGAGCCGCTAATTACGAAATGGTGGGCGACGCCACGCCGGATGGTGACTCGACCTATGTGTACGATTCGATCCCAAACCGGCAGGAGCTCTACACGGTCGCCAACATGGCCCACACGCCGCTCACCATATTCGGCATACAGGCCATCGCCTCGGCGCGCAAGAGCGACGCCGGCAACCGCACGCACCAACCACTGGTTCGCAGCGGGACGACCATTTACCCAGCTTCCTCAGTGAACCTCAGTACCGCCTATCTGATGTACATGGACGTGCGCCAGGTCGACCCGGATACTGGAGTGGCGTGGACGCAGAGCGGCGTCAATGCCGTGCAGGTCGGTTCGGAGGTCGACTGAGCATGACACAGATAGTCCTCACTTCCGGTACTTCGTGGGCAGTGCCCGGAGATTTCAACCCAAGCGATAACAAGATCGAAGCGATTGGGGGTGGCGGGGCTGGTGTTCTTGGTGACCCCACAGGCGGCGGTGGTGGCGGCGGGGCCAGTAATGGTGCTGGCGATGGTGGTCATGGCAAGCAGGGCGTCATCGTCATCACCTATACGCCGTTGGGAGGCGCTGAGTTAATGGGACAGGTGGCAGCATGAGCAGCAAGCGCAGACACGAAGGCTATCTGATGATCGACCACCGCAACTCGCCGGGTGTGCCGGATGCTATCGCCGCCGCTGCCGGTATGCCGCTCGGCGCTGGCCGCGGGCTACATGAGTGCGCGATCGTCACCTGCAGCCACTGCGGCAGCGGGGTAATGAAGAACCCAGACCGTAGGCGCGCTCGCGAGTGGTGCAAGAGCTGCGACCACTACATTTGCGACCGCTGTGCCGCGGTCATGGCCCAGACCAAGATTTGCAAGACCTTCAACCAACTGGCTGAAGAAGTGCAAGAAATGGCGACCCGGGGAGCGGGCAACGCCGAGATCGAGTCCTCAATCATTTTATTGACGTAACTGCAAGGAGAGCCTGAAATGGCAAAGCGTATTTTGACCGTAAACACCGTCACCCCGACGGCCACGGCCGACACTGTGGGCATTGTGGATAACACCTATGTTGGTGCAATCCTGGGCGCCTCGGCGACCCAGCGCACCTTCATCAAGGAGATCTACATGGGTGGCCAGGCCACGGCGTCCGCACCGACCTACATGGTGCTGGCACGTGACTCGACCGTCGCTGGCACGCTGGTACTCGGCACCGGCCAGCACGACGCCGCGCTCGACCCGGCATCCGCGGCATTGGCCGCGCCGGTCGTGGTCGGCAACTCGGCAACGACCGATCCGCAGCGGTCCTCGACGCTGCATCTGCTCAACCTGTCGTTCAATGCCTTCGGTGGCATCGTGCGCTGGTTCCCGGCAGACGGAGAGGCGCCGAGCATCGTCGGCAGCTCGGCCTCGCTCGGCGAAGTGTCCCTGTCCGCATTCACCGGCGGCGCGCCGGGCGCGATGGGCGCGCACATCGTCTACGAGACGATGTGAGCTCCGGCTGCTTCCGTAAAGGAAGTGGCCAGATCGGGCAGTTACGGGTGGGGCGGGCTCGCCTGATGGGCGGGCCTGTCCCATTTATTTGCTGACGTGTGTCTCATTGCAGGAGTGGATGTAAATGCCGCGCACGGCTGATGTTGCTCTGATCGGCGCTTTCCAC